ATGCTGTGCCAGTGCCGCCATCATAGAAGTAAAGAATCGATGGGAGAGAATTTCCAGCAGCAACAAAATTATATTGGACATATGCGCCAGCACTACCTGCAGTGCCGTTTGAAGTTTTGCCATCAGCAAACTCCGTGCCATCATCAGGACTAACTCCACCGATTACACCATCAGGACCCCACTCACCATTAACTCCAATAGACAGTTTGAAATCTCTGCCCGTCATTGTGGCATCAGCAACATTAAATCTATATGTCCTATCAGTAAGAGTCGTTAGAGCATCAAAGATATGCACATTGTATACTCCACCAGCAGTTGTAGTGGAGAAAATAAACTCATTTGCTGCTGCAGTAATACCACCGCTAGAAATTGTTGCAGTTGCACTATTTCCATCAGCAGTGATAATGTCACCGTCAAAAAACTCTCCTCCAGCACCACCACCACCGCCAGCACCAGCAATAGTAGATGGTCCAACAACAACAAAGTTGGTACCTGCTAGGTTATAAGATCCGAAAATTGTTGCAGTAGTTGTATCGGGTGCTGCACCAATGGTTACAGTATCACCAACATCAAATGTGCCTGTTAATGATTCAACTGTAATCGATCTCAGCGATGCAGTCTTTACAAAAATCTCAGTATATTCTGGGACGTAGAAAGATTCAAATCTAAATGTTTTTTCTTGGTCTTCTGTAGTAATTAACTGTCCAGCAACAAAACCAGAAGATGTTGTCATCGCAGCATCAGTAGTAATATAATAACTGGTGATTACATCTCCAGGATGTAATAGGTAACCAGATGCATCAACGGTTAATTGTTGATCGTAATTTTTTACCGCAACATTATATGCAGATGCAGTGCCATCGTTAGCAACATTCAAAACTGTGCTAGCAGATTGATCTACAGGACTCGAATACAGCAGAGTATTTGTTGCTCCTGTTGGTTTTAGTTGTGCTAAAAATCCTTGGTTTGCCATTGTTAATTAGAATCCTGCGTAAAAGAATTGTTGTAGTCTTGTCCTGCCAGTGAGGTTTGCGGCACCAATACCAGCACCAAAGTTAACATCGTCCAGAGTAACGTTTTCAGTAGATAGCAGAGTTGCATCTGCATCAGGGAATCGAATTGTGCGATTCTGTGTAATATTATCTAGAGAAATTGTGACTTCACTAATAGAAGTAGCAGTATCTTTAAGAATAGGAGATACGTGTTTTTTATTCTGTAAAGTTTGTGATGCTAATTCCGTTACAATAATATTTGCTTCATTACCAGTTGTATTTAGAATATTGCCAGCAGGAAACTTAACAACTGAGTTTGTCAATGGTAATTGGTTATCAACCAACAACGTAAACTTTTTACTTGGGGTTGTTGGATCTTGGAAAATTAAATCTTCTACAGTCTTGTTAGTCAATACTTGGGTAGTTTCTGTGCCGACTAACTCTAAGTTTAGATCAGGGACAGTAATTATACGATCTGCAGTTAAGTCGTCTGTATTAAACTGGGCAACAAAAGTATCAACTTCAGCATCAGATGCTAATTTCAGATTAACTAAAGTTTTAGATAGAATAATCTGCTCGGTTTTAGTATCAATTAAAGTAGAAGAAGTTGCAGTTGGTTCTGCAGTTGTTGTTACAGGACCAGGATCAGGTAAAAAGTAGGATCTTCTTTGACCGATAGAATCTACATAGGCGATTTGGAAAATTGCCTGATCATTTCCATCAAAGATAACAAGATTATCTTCATCAATAAGTAGTGTCTTATTTCTTAATGTCTGCACTGTATCATCACCAACTAACACTGTGCCATTACCAGAAGTAATAGCAGGCAATGTCATGATTCTGGTGTTTGTGCCAGTGCCAACATTACTGACTTCAAATCTTGCCCTTGGACCTAGAGCATCTTGAAGGATAAAAGATCCATCAGAAATAAGAAACTGACCAGTAACTTGGACAGATCCTGTGCCCTTTGGTGCTAAAACAATGTTGGCATTATCAACATTGTCATCAATCGCAGTAATGAATAATGATGTACTTGTCGATGAGTTTACTGCGCGGGTCATGTAGAAACCGCCATCACCAAAAGAAATGCCAAATTGATCATAGGCATTTTGATATAAACCAGTATTTCGGTCTAGGTCAAAACACAGTCCAGGATCATCCTTTGTGCCCTGAGATACACCTTTGAATAGTTGGTTGACTTTCGCCTTTCTATTGGGAATCAAAGGGTCAGAAACGACAACGGGGAGAATTGCTTCTCCCGACAGATTGGCGTCTGAAATTGTATCTAACTGAGAAATCTTTCTAGTTCCCACGAATCATCACACGATTTGCTACAAGTTTATTTATACGGGTACAATTCGTTGTATCTCAGAAATCTTTTTGAGTTGGGTTCTACACCAAGAGATTCACATACTGCAAGATACGATTCCCATTCTTCACTCAGTTGCGAAGGAATCTGCACATTCGATGGGAGTGCATTCTTTATGTCCGAGGAGGAGTTGGTAGAATTCATTTGCTTTATCTAAGTTAGTTTGGTGATAATCAACCCACCCTTTTGCTTCTGCAAGCAATTCATCATATGCCCGCCGAGCACTACAGTTTTCATCGGTTAAATAGTCGCCAATACAATCAGCAAGACGATCGCGGCGGGCAGTTTCATAAACATCCATGTTAAATTGCTCCATTTGTTTGGTGAATGGTGGTCTACCTTCAACAGTAAACTCTCTTTCGGTATAGGTTTTTCCTTTGTCAGGTGATTCGTAAATTTTCGGCATTTGGTTTCTCCTGGTAGTCTATGTCATTCCAGTGTCTTACGACCCCCGCGATAATGAATAGATTAGTAATGAAATAAGTGAGAAGTATAATAGTCCGTATACTAGCAATGTTGTCTGATTCTTTGTCATTTTTACCTGCCTTTTCGCCTAGTGCTTTCGCCCATAGTCTCCAAAGTGTAATCCTAGTCCTCATTTAAAATAGTATGCTTTATATACACATTTATAACGATCAATATATTTTTGAGCATGACCTTCAGTTTGAAAATAACACACTTTATTCTCGGTCTTATCTTCTAGTCGAATTGGAAATGTCTCGTAGGGAAACAACTCACTCTTGCGAGATGCTGTCATCTCCAGAGTTGTGCTCTTGAGAGTCTGCTTCTTCGGTTTCGTTGGTGCTGACAGTTTCTGTAGATTCTTCTTCAGATTCTGCTGAGTTTTCGATACTGGACTTACCTTCTTTGGCGAGGATTTCTTCGCAGTATTCGAGGAGCATTTGGGTGAAGTCTTCTTCCGTCCAGTCGTTGAAGATGCTTTCGTAGGGGTCTTCCGAGTCCCATTCGATTGTGAAACTTCCGTCTTCATTTTGTTTAACGTCAATCATTTTCCTCCTAAAATTAACCGATTACACGATAACAGACCGTGGCATTGCCCTTACGGGTTGATTCAATGTGAGCAAATGCTGCATAAGATAAATCCAGATCTGCGTGAGAATAAGGTCCACGATCATTTATACGAACAATTACTTGTTTGCCATTGTCTTGGTTTGTAACCCTAATTTTACTTCCCATAGGAAGGTAAGGGTGAGCAGCAGTCCAACGATAAGCATCAAAACGCTCTCCGTTAGCAGTAAGATTACCATGAAATCCATCGCCCATACCGTAGAAGGTAGCAACTCCACACATCAAACTAGCAATCATCATTCAACTTTACAATCAGGGTGCCAAACTTTAAGTTGTGAGCAATAATGCTCCTTTGCATTCATGTTGTCATAACCTTCAAACATCTTCTGATCGCGTTGAATCAGAAAGACATTATACATCAGGATGCCAATAAAGGCAAGAAATACATAGGTAGTTTTCATCACTCAAGTCCAATAAGATCTTCTTGTTGTTGGAGCACTGTGCCCATAGGACCTTTCTTCAGACGTGCCCATTCAGCATCACGCTTCATAAACTCCTGGTATTTCTCCTCCAGGTCCTCATCCATGGTCAATTCATACTCTTTACAGACCTTACGCTGCTCTTCCTCACGCACACAGTCATTGAATACCAATGACATAGCACCACTACGAATAGAAGCAGGATCCATTCCTACACAGAGGAGAAACTTTTCAAAAAGTTTGAAATATTGTTTGGCGTTAAGATCTGCTGCTGGTGCAGTGATGAGATAATGCTCTTCAGGGATAAAATCATCTGAAGTCCAGGAGGATGATCCATAGGTGGGGGTGAAGGTTGCATCAAACTTGAATTGGACTTCTGCTTCGTAGGTCATTTGGGGCAGTAAAGAAAGTACTTGTAAGTGGCGAGGTGGTTGTCCGACCATTGAATTATATCACACCCCTTGTAGGTGTCCACCACTTTGGAGGACGGTTCGGGAGGTGGCACAGGTTCGTCTTTTGTGTCTATTGCCACATTGACCATATAGAATAGTGCAAGAAATGCCATGCCTGTTACTACACCTAGCAACCAAGCACGATAATAATCACTTTTACGCATTTTCTTTTTTCACAGGTATCATAGGTTGACGTGGTTGTAGATTCCAGGGATCTTCTACATACTCATCACGATCTTTCCACTCGATGATAGCATCAACTAGATCAATCAGGCAAGCATCACGTCCCTTGAATCCATTTTGTCCTACAAATACATCATCCCACCAGTCAGATACAATGTCATACAGTTCTTGTTGTTCTTCAGTCATACGTCACGACCCTCCCTTTCTAAGGTATCATACATTATATCACGGCAGAGTTGAAACTGCTGCCATTCTTGATCAGTGAAGTTATCACTAGCATAAGGAATACCAACACGAGCAGCACACATACGATTCACTGCCTCTTCCATCATAGGAGAGACAGTGAGAGCAGTAGCAATGAAGAAACTAAGCATGATCGATTACCTCCCAGTGTGAATCAGATTTGTCACCGAAACGATTTGTGCCAGTCCTAGTGCTGACCCAGAAGAAGTATTTGCGGTTTTCAGCAGCAAGGAATAACTCACCGCCAGTATCCTGTTCTACAATACAAACAGGATTGCCTTCCATCGTATTAGCAAGGCGATTCTTTGCCTT